GTAATTGTTGAGCCAGCAAGAAAACATTACAAGAACAAGATGACGTTAGATTTTTAGTTAATCATGACGGTATTCCACTAGCAAGAACATCTTCTGGAACTTTAGAACTTGAAGAAGATGATTACGGATTGTTCGTAAGGGCAGAATTAGATCCGTCAAATCCTACGGTTGCAGAAGTTGCTAGTGCAATGAAACGTGGTGATCTAAATGAAATGTCATTTGCATTTCAAGCAATCAAAGATGAGTTTGACGCAAGTGGCCAAAACAGATCAGTAAACGAAGCAAGATTATTTGATGTTTCTGTTGTGACTTATCCAGCTAACCCGTGGGCGGGTGCAAAGTTACGTGGATTAGATATAGAAGATCTACATAAAGAACTTGTTGAAGCTAGAAGTGGGGATAAGGCAACAGAAATATTAGAAAGTTTTATTAACAAAGTTGAAAGTATTACGGACAATGATGTTGATGAAAAACGAAGCAATCCCAAAGTTGAATTGTTAAAAATGAAACTTGAAAGGGACGGTATTCGTAAGAAGTCGTAGAGCCGTAAAAACGAAGTCGTATCACACACTTAATATTTACACTAGACGCATAAGTAAAAGAAAACACACAAAAGGAAATCATAGTGAAAAACATAATTGAAGCTAGAGATAGTAAAGTTGCTGAACTTGATCAATTAGTTGAAGAACTTGACGCAATGGACGCTGGTGAAGAATTTGATGCAAAATTTGCACGATCACAAGAACTTCATGGTGAAATCAAGGATCTTAACGGAAAGATTGATGAAGCTAGGGAACTTAACGAAACTCTTGAAGCAGTTAAAGAAAGCAGAAATGCTTTAGGTGTGGAAGATGAAGATCTTAGCGAAAAAGAAGCTATTGTTGAAGTCAATGAGCCAGATATGTACAGAAAGGGTGGCGAACACTCATTTTTGGCAGACGCTTATGCAGCTAGACAAGGTGACTATAAAGCACAAGAAAGAGTTAATTCACACCAAGAATATGAAGCTAGAGATATTGGAACTGGCGCATTTGCTGGGCTAGTTGTTCCACAATACCTTGTTGACGAATACGCACCAATTGCACGTGCTGGATCTGCACTTTATAACGCAGTTCCTAAAAAGCCATTACCGGCTTACGGCATGAAAGTTGAAGTTTCCAGAATTACTACTGGAACTGCAGCAGCAGAACAAGCGTCACAAAACAGTGCAGTTCAAGAAACAAATATGGACGATACTTTATTAACAGTTAATGTTGATACAGTAGCTGGCCAACAAGATGTTTCAAGACAAGCACTTGAACGTGGTGGTCAACCGGGCTTCAGTTTAGAAAACATAATTTTTGGTGACTTAGTAGCCGCTTATTATGGAAAATTAGATGAATTGATGTTTGAGGGATCTGGATCTTCTGGACAACCTCTAGGTATCAGAAACGTTTCTGGAATTAACACAGTAACTTATACAGACGCAAGTCCAACAGTTGCTGAAGCATTTCCTAAGTTAGCAGACGCAGTACAAAAAGTTAATGCAAATAGATTTGCACCAGCTACTGCAATATTAATGCACCCAAGACGTTGGGGTTTCTTCACTGCTGGATTGGATAGTAGCAATAGGCCACTAATCGTTCCACAAGGAAATAACCCAGATAACCCAATGGGCATTGGTGAAGCTGCAGCTTATGGAAACGTTGTTGGAAATCTTTTAGGTATTCCAGTAATTACAGACGCTAACATTACAACTACTGACGGTGGTGGTAATGATCAAGATCAGATTTATGTAATCAAAGTTGACGATCATATTCTGTTTGAAGATAATTTAATGCAGTTGAAGTTTGAAGAAACAAATGCTGGATCATTAACAACTAAAATGGTTGTTTATGGTTACAACGCATTTGCTTCTGGAAGATACCCAGCTGGCATGACAAAAATACAAGGAACTGGACTAATAACACCTAGTTTCTAAATAATTTGGTTTAGGTGTGTCTGGCAACAGACACGCCAAACCATAAAGGAAAAATATGGCAAAACAAGACAAAGAATTAATAGAAGCGCTTAAACAAGAGTTAAAGCACTACGAAATTTATAAGAAAGCAGATCGTGCTAAACAAGTTAAAGAAGCAATTAAAAAAGCTGGTGGATCAGTTGAAACAAAAACTGCAAAACCTAAAGCTGAAAAAAAAGTAGAAAAAAAGAAGTAGATTATGCCCGGAAAGCATTACGGAAGTAAAAAAATGAAAGGTGGCAAAGGTAAAGGCCGAAAGAAAGGTAGATAATTTCTTATGGCAATTACTAATGGCTACTGCACACAAAACCAGTTGAAGCAATTCAATGGTATTCCAACTTCTGATACTGCTGATGACGATCTTCTTGATGACGCAATAAACGCAGCTAGTCGTCAAATAGATACTTTTTGTGGACGTATCTTTTTTCAACAAAACGCTACTGCACGTAAATTTTTCACAAATGATCTATATAGATTGCATGTAGATGATATTTCAACAACTACTGGATTAGTAGTTAAATATGATGATGATGATGACGGTGTTTATGAAACAACCGTATCTTCTTCTGAATTTCAATTGTTACCAATAAATCAAGTAGTTGGTGGAATATTAATATCGCCATTTTATATTGTTGAACTAATATCTGACGGTAATCATGAGTGGCCACTAGATTATTCAAGCAATAGGCCACGTGCTGAAATAACTGCTAAATGGGGTTATTCAGAAGTTCCAGAGCCAATAAGACAAGCTACATTAATGCTTGCCAGTGAATTGTTTGCAATGCGTAATGCACCACTTGGTGTAGCTGGTGTAGGTGATTTTGGTGTTGTAAATATTCAACAAAATAGGGAAATCACAAGATTAATTGCACCATTTCGTAAAGGCACTGTTTTTGGGTTAGCGTAATGGCAACAATGGCGCAGATCCGTGACGGTTTAAAAACTACTATTTCAAACATAAGTGGACTACGTGTTTACGATACAGTCCCAGATCAAGCAATAAACTTTCCAGTTTGTTTGTTTATCCCAACATCTATTGAATTTGACTTAGCAATGCAACGTGGCACTGATCGTTATGAATTTGAATTAACTGTTGCAGTACAAAGAGCTGATAGCAGAACTGCACAAGATAAACTAGACGCATTTGTTACTGGATCTGGATCATCAAGCATAAGACAAGTTATTTACAATAATAGTTCTTTAGGCCTATCAGATACAGACGCTAGAGTTACTGGCATGAATAATTATGCGGCTGATGTCAGTTTAAACGGAATTGACGGTGTGGGTGCTAATCTTACTATTGAAGTATTTACGAAAGGAAGTGCATAATGGACTGTTGTGGAAACGGTTGTTGTGGGGGTAGATAATGCCAAAATATAAGATCGTAGGAAATAAGAAAGTTATGGGCAAAGAAAAAGGCCAAACAATAACTATTACAGATGAAGATGTTGCTAAATCATTAATTAAAGGTGGACATATTGAAGCTACTACAATTAAAAAAAGACGTGCTAGAAAAAAAGACGGTACGTTTATAAAAGATGATAAAAGCACACCAGATATTAACGAAGCATGGGAAGAAGTAGAAGATAATGGCTAAATTTGTATTTAATGACGGTAAAGTATTCAGTGGTGGTTATGATCTATCAGATCACGTAACCAATGTTAATTTAGAACTGACTGCTGAAGAACTAGACGCAACAACGCTACAATCTGGTGGATTTACAGAAAAACTAGCTGGTCTTAAAAATTCAGAATTAAGTTTGGACGGTTTCTATGAAGCTGGCGCAAACAAGCCAGACGCACTACTTGGTACGTCAATAGGCAATGAATTGATAGTAACAACTGTGCCGGACGCGGGTGTTGGCAATATTGCGTACTTTACAAAGTCAAGGGAATTTAGTTACCAGATCTTTGGCGAAGTTGGTGAGATTGCACCATTTAGTGTAACTAAGTCACAATCGTCAGAAGTTATGGTACGTGGAACAATAGCGCTTGACGGTGCAATAACTGCTTCTGGTAACTCTACTGGCGCTAACTTGGGTGCAGTAGGCGCAACAGAAAAATGTTATGTAGCAATCCATTGCACAAGTGTTAGTGGTACTTCTACACCAACAATTACTTTCAAACTACAATCAGATGACAATTCAAGTTTTACAAGTCCAACTGATAGGATCACATTTACTGGGATCACTGCAATTGGTGCTGACTTCCAAAGTGTTGCTGGCGCAGTTACAGATACACATTGGCGTTTAAATTACACTGTATCTGGTACAAATCCAAGTTTTAATATTCATGCAACAGTTGGCATAGAATAACACACATAACAAATCTAAATATATAATATTTACAATTAGATCAAGAAAGGATTTATTAAATGGCAAAATTTGTATTAACAGACGCAAGTTTAGTTATCAATAGCGTTGATCTATCAGATCATGTAGCTAGTGTGACACTTGAACTTAACGCTGAAGAAATAGATACTACGGCTATGGGTAGCACATTTATGAGCAAAACTGGTGGATTGAAGTCTGGTACTTTATCAATTGATTTCCAGCAAGATTTTGCAAGTAGTGAAGTTGACGCAACCTTACACCCGCTTTTTGGATCAACAACAACATTTGTATTGAAAGCAACAAGTGGATCAGTTAGCGCAACTAACCCAAGTTATAGTGGATCTATCCTTGTAAACCAACATATTCCTATTTCAAATGCAGTAGGTGAATTGGCTACAAGTTCCGTGTCGTTTCCAACAAGCGGGACGATCACGCGGGCTACAAGTTAGTGGGTAATATAACCGTCATAATGTCTGACGGTACAACTTACGAACTAAAGATAAAACCAGCTGATATAGTCAAGTTTGAAAGAAAATTTGACGTGCCAATATCTGAACTTACTGAAACGCAGAAGTATGAGTGGATATTGTACTTAGCTTGGTTATCTGCAAAACGTAATGGTGTAACAGATGACTATGACACTTGGATTGAAAAAGTAGAAGAAATAGACATAACTGGGGGAACTGATAACCCAAAAGGTTAAACAAGTTCATTGATCTAGTAGCAGTAGTAAGTCTGGAAGTTGGGGTTAGTCCCAATGAAATCATGAACTTGGACATGGATATGTTTGAAGCACTTTGCCAAATGATTGAAAAAAGAAATAGCAATGACGCTTAAAATAAATGACTTAGCAATTGATAACACTGAAATAAAAGAAATTGTTAATGAATTA